CATCTGAGTGCAGTGCCAGAGCGTATTCTTCTCTGGACCCACCAACATCATGTGTCCGGGGCCGCCTGCGCCAGATTCCGCGATCAAGATATCCATTGGCTGGACCAAGATCTGACCGTCCTCGTTGGGCAGGACGAGTTCTGCGGGATCGTACAGCCTTCGAATGGTAGCAACGGCGTCTCTTGCGCCTGCCGGATCGTGCAGTGCGGCATCGCTAGGGAGCATCGGGGATACGGCGCGCTGCCTGCCGTCCATGATATCAATTTGCCCGCAGGAGAAGCCAATGCAGTCGGCGTCAACTCCTCTAAGGCGCTGACCGCTTCTGTATTTGGTACCCTCCCAGCTCTTCAGAGAGGACAGTATCCTTTCTTCAAGGCGTGCCAGATTTTCCGGCAGCGGAGACCAAATAAGATCCATGCTGTGCGATCTCATGAGGGATTCTCGAAGAGCGGGTTGTACGGAAGCATCCCATAGCCCAGGCCGGCGAAGTTCTCTTCATTGTCCCAAACGTCGCGGCAGTCCTCGATGGACTTGTGACATCCAGGAATGAAACGAATGGAACTTGCGCCTGCTAGCAGCCAGGAGTTGGGAGGTCTTCTGCGGAGAACGAAGATCGTAGGATCTGTTAGAACCCAGATTCGAATGCCGATCTGGAGACCGTCTCGTTCCAAGTACCCACGTTCCCAATAGCGATCAACATTCCCGCCAGGAGAGGTAGGAGCAGTCAATGCTGCGTTGGGGCTGACAGTAACTTCTTGGCCGTCGATAGCAGCGATTTGACCTAGAACTCTGAACGAGGACTCGGCTCGCTTGTTGCCGCAGCCATTGCGAAACATAGCCCACACGCAAGTGTGGTTGCACTGAAGCCCCATAGCTACGTCTAGCTGACTTTTGATAGGCGAGGCAAAGAAAGCTGCGGAGTTGTTTGCGCCTTCGAAGTTCTTCACCGTGCGCATCACCCGCCCGTTGAAGGTCACTAGCTGGTGGGAGGCGTCTCCGGGGAACAGTCCGGAAGTGATCTCTGTCACCTTCATAAAGATAGGCGAGTGAGGCAGACCGGATGTTGCGTCGGAGCTGAAGGCGTCCAAGGGCATCGTCACCCTGGCTTCCTTTTCACCGAATGTGCCGATGTTGTCGGGAACCTCAACCTCAAGCCCTTCGGTGCTCGCATGGCCGGAAGTGTCTTGGCCGTTGTCGGTGTATCGAGCGTACGTAGGTGTTAGAGGATCTCCGTAGCGGAACTCTACCAATAGGTAGCCTTCCTTTTCTGATCTTGAGAGAGATGATGTCATAGCGGCCTGCCTCCTGCCTAGATGTCCACAATCTTTTCTTGAAGCGTCTCAAGAAACTCCTGCTCGACTTGCATATAGCAAGTGTGGAACCACTTCTCGACCATTTCGTCAGAGCTGTAGCGAGTGTGGCGAGCGCGAGCAACCCTGTCAATGTCTGCAACCAGGATGCCTGACGGCAGGGGAGGATCAACAGTGATTCGGAAGACCGTGAACACTTGCTGGATCGTTACAGCGTTCCTGACATAGAAGGTGCCGTCGCGCATGACGATGCCTACGAAGCCCCCTAGGAGTTCGTCTTGGAAGTCTGTGAAGTCGCCCTTGGGCATGATCCCGATGAAGTTTCCGCTCACATCTACATCGGCTACTTCCCAAACGAATTCGTAGTCTATCAAGAAGAATGCACGAAGCCTCCCCCTCCGTGTATCAAAGAATTCAACATTCTTCCACATCTCATCTCTGTTTCCAGACATGAACAGCCTGTTGGTTTGGCGGGAGCGAGTGGCGGAAACCGACACAACCGTTGACCTTCCTCTGCGGAAGATTTTGCCCTGCCTGTCCCTGCCAACTTGTATGCCGTCGATCCAATCCGGGTTGATGTCGAAGATGGGGTAGTCTCCGAAGGATTGCGCGCCCCTCGGGAAATCTGCCTTCACTGCCGGCAATTGTGAGGCACCGAAGACTTCGCTTACTTCTAGTTCGACTCTGCCGTGGCAAGTCGTCTGCTTCTCCATCCCAGCCTCTAGGACTACTTCACAGTCGATCATCGGCATGATGATGGAAGTAGCCGCCACGTTCACCCCAAGGGCAGTAGTGAGGACAATCCTGTCCGTTTGCTTGCTGCTAATCAAATGGAAGCTGTGACTGACGTAGCCACCCGAGATGCCCACTTGAATAATTACGACGCGCGCCCCGATGAACCAACGCCCCGTCGTAGTGTCGATGAACAGCGTCGTATCGGCTGATCCGTACGCAGCGTTCAGCTCGATCTGGTCGAGGTACAAAGGCACAGCGATCCTCTCGTTGGTGAGTTTTCTCAACATCACCAAGAGTCTGTCCATGCGGTCTTCGTCGTCTAACTCCCAGACGAGGGCCATCGTTCTCTCTGGCTTGAGTACGAGCCCTCGCCTGGACTCAGCACCTGTGCTAGCGCTAATTGATACGTCAGTCACGTATCGAGTGCGCAGGATCAACTCAGTGACCCAGTTGTGGAGGAATATCTCGATCCCGGAAGCCAGGGCAAGGGGGGCCACTGTGGTAGCGGAACCCTCGCGCGCTACGGCCTCGATGGATTGCCGGGAGACCCTCACAAATCCAGTCGTTGCGCCTGTTCGGAGGGCGGCAACTTCCGCATCGAGGCGCGTCATGCGCGGACGAAGAACTTCCTGACTAACGATCTCGGCTGCGAGCCGACTTACCAAAGCAGGGATCGTCGTAGTAGCAGCCGCTCTGATGGCGGCAACCTCGGCGTCGAGCCTGCCAACGAATCCAATGACTGGAGGAGCACCAACAACTTCCACAGCCATGCGCGATACGCGCGCACGAACAACAGTGGTCGCGCCTGCTTTCAGGGAGGCCACTTCCGCGTCGAGACGACTAATGCGAGCGCTATCTGTCTCAGCGCTTACGACCTCGACGGCCTGCCGTGTGATTCTTACGGAGACCATTGACTACGAATCGAGTTGGAATCCGAGCTGCATCGCATTGATGTCAGCGATCACCCACGCAGCAGCAGTGTTGGGGTCCGTCTCTCGCGTGTCAGCAGCTCCCGCAAACGAAGTGCTGGTCAGAGCAAGCAAGGTACCACTGCCTACAGTAGCCGGGGATCCTGTGGTCTTCCTGTAGTAGAATTCAATGTTCCGACTCCCGGTGGTGTCCATCTTCCCATACATCCTTACTTGGATGCCCACGATAGTGGCGTTTGTTATCAAACTCAGGTTGGACATCGTTGCCAATTCAATGTCAGAAACGGTGTCGGATGTCACACCTTTGTCATCCTCACCGACACTCTGAGTGGCCGCGTCTTCGTTGATGGCATCCTCAAGAGACGACGCGCCGCCGGCAAGATTCCAGTCCAGCGTGGTTCCATTGCCATCAGGGTCGAGACCTTCGATGTAGATTTCACCAACCGAGTCGTTGTTGACGCTTCCTACGGAATCCAGCACGTAGATGTCGGACAAGGTAAGTTGATCTGTTCCACCAGTGTCCCAAGAAATGCGAATCCTGTCAGCGCCGGCAGTGCCTTGGTTGGCAGTATTGATACCCGTGTTGGCGGCATCCCAGGTGGCAGTGTTGTTCTTCGATTTGTGCGTGTGCCATATCAATGAGAATGAGCCGTTTGTGGAGGTATTGATAGTTACCTTCCACTCGAAGTACGTCCAGTTGTTGACCGAGTTGTTCTGAGAGAACTCTTCGACCGTACGGGCCAGCTCGGTCGCTCCACGCATCACGCGCAGTTTGAACTTACTATTCCCAGGAGCGCTGCTGGACGTATCCACAGCTTCAATACGAACCTGCTCGCCTACGGAATCTCTGAACATCATCCCAGGTCGAGCCGAGGGAGATGTATCAAGAACCCCGCTCGTCATGTTGAAGCGGAACCCGACAACCCATGTGTTCTGGACAGACCCTACAAGAGCCGGGGTTGTGAGCACCAAGTTACCAGATGCTACGAGAGACCTGCCAAATTGATCGCTTGGTGTAGTGCCCACCGTTCCTGCAAGGGCCGCATAGAGGCGACTGAAGATCGTTGTGTTTCGGCAACCCTGCGCGCCTTCAAGCCATCGAAGTGTCATACTACTTCAACTCCAAATTGCCCGCCTTGAATGTCGTTCACATCCCAGGCCGCAGCCGACTGCGGGTTCACGTTCATTACGTCAACGAATTCGTCGTACGCCGTCGAGGCAACGCTCTTGGTAGCGATGTCGGCTTCTGTGCCGCCGTCGTCACGGAAGCGCGTCTTCACGCTCCTAGATCCTGCGGCAGCCATGGCCATCTGCGTGCCGAGCTGTACGAAGTGAATCGTGCCTAGGATCTGAGTCAGGTCTGCGAAGTTGTACAAATCCTTCTGCCCGGAGGTATCCGAACTGTTGGTACCGCCCGCTCCAGTTTCATCAGGAGCAGCGTTCCCAGGATCCTGCACGTTGTTGAAGTTGGACCCGGTTCCAGCGTCATTTGTCCATTGCGTTGTTGTGCCGGCAGCATTGGGCAGGATGCCTTCTACGATGACGGGAGAAAGGAAGTCATTGTTCGACGCGCCGGTTGTGTCCGCGACGTAGTTGTCGTCAAAAAGGAAGTTTACTCCCAGGTTACTAGAGAACCTGACTGCCCAGATGTCGGCTTGGTTCGAGCCCGCGTTGGCGAGGTTGACGCTTGATCCAGACAGGACGTTGACTCCGTTGTGACGGACTTCGTAGACACCACCAGTGCCAGTGGCAATGGTAACCTTCCATTCGAAGTAGTGCCACACGCCGTAGCCGAACGTGCTGGTTGTCCTTGCAATCTCCGTGGCAGCTCGCATGAGGCGAACCTCGAAGCTGCCGGCGTTGTTCACGAATTCAATGTGACATTGCTCTGTGGCCGACTTCTGGAAGTAGAAGCCCTGGGCACCCGTATTCAGCGCAGTTTGCTGTGAAGAGATACGTACTCC